ATATGACCAAAAGATGCAGATGAAGCGAGAGAATATTGCTGATCGTGGAATATGGACTGCGAAAAAGCGTTATATTCTTAACGTTTGGGATAGTGAAGGAGTTCGATATACTGAACCAAAACTTAAAATTATGGGTATTGAAGCAGTCAAATCTTCTACTCCCGCACCTTGTCGTCAAATGATTAAGGATGGTCTTAAATTAATGATGAGTGGAACTCAAGATGAAGTAATTAAGTTTATTGAAAAGTGTCGTTCCGATTTTGGAAAACTGTCTCCAGAACAGATTGCATTCCCTCGCACAGCGTCTGATGTTCGTAAATATTATTCTTCATCCAACATTTATCAATCAAAAACTCCAATTCAAGTAAGAGGTGCCCTTCTTTTTAATCATTATATAAAGGAGAAAAATTTAACCAACAAGTATTCTCCTATTGGTAATGGAGAAAAGGTTAAATTTGTTTATCTTAAAAAACCAAATATTATTCAAGAAAATGTAATTTCTTTTATTCAAGAATTTCCTAGAGAATTAGGACTTGACAAATACATCGACTATGACCTACAATTTGAAAAGAGTTTCCTCGAACCACTCAAGTCTATTCTTGATGCAATTGGATGGAAAACTGAACATACAACAAATCTTGATGCATTTTTTATTTAATGGATTTACCTATTAACCAGAAAGAACTAGATACTATTATTAGTGCAATGCGATTGGGTGGTGATACCGCGCTATACCAAAAACTTTGGTGCTATAAAATGAATTATCTCGACAAACAAAAACAAAAAGAGGAATAAATTATGGATTTTCTTAAGGACATTGTAAAAGAAATTGGTGGAGAATATACGCAACTCGCTTCAGATATTGATGAAACTGAAACATACGTTGATACGGGTTCATACGTTTTTAATGCTCTTGTATCTGGCAGTATCTTTGGTGGTGTATCTGGTAATAAAATTACTGCTATTGCAGGAGAAACTAGTACTGGAAAGACTTTCTTCTCTCTCGCTGTGGTTAAGAATTTTCTTGATACTAATCCCAATGGTTACTGTCTCTATTTTGATACTGAGTCTGCTATTACTAAATCTCTTCTAGAATCTCGCGGAATTGACATAAATCGTTTGGTGGTTGTTAATGTAGTTACAGTAGAAGAATTTCGTACCAAGACACTCAAGGCAGTTGATATTTACCTGAAGAAAAAGGAAGAAGAAAGAAATCCTTGCATATTTGTATTAGATTCTTTGGGAATGCTTTCTACTAGTAAAGAGATTAATGATGCTCTTGCCGAAAAGGATACTCGGGATATGACAAAGGCACAATTGATTAAAGGTGCCTTCCGTATGCTGACTCTTAAATTGGGTCAGGCAAAGATTCCTATGCTAGTGACAAATCACACATATGAAAGTATGAGTCTTTATGGTGGTAAGCAAATGAGCGGAGGTTCTGGATTACAATATGCAGCATCTACTATCATATATCTTTCCAAATCAAAGGAAAAGGACGGCACTGAAGTAATTGGAAATATTATTCGTGCAAAGACTCAAAAATCTAGGTTAAGTAAAGAAAATCAAGATGTTGAAATTCGTCTTTATTATGATGAACGGGGTCTCGATAGGTATTATGGTCTTCTTGAACTTGGCGAACTTGGAGGAATGTGGAAGAATGTTGCAGGTCGTTATGAGATTGATGGTAAGAAACTTTATGCCAAAGAAATCTTAAAAAATACAGAAAAATATTTTACGCCAGAAGTAATGCAGCAACTTAATGCTGCCGCGAAACAACAATTCTCTTATGGAACGACTTGAGATTACGATTCTCAGAAACCTGATATTTAATGAAGATTATGCTAGAAAAGTTATTCCATTTATTCAACCAGAATATTTTGAACAGAGAATAGAAAAGATTGTATTTGAAGAGACTGTTAAGTTTATTGTAAAATATGGTTCTTCTATTACTGCCGAAGCTCTTGGTATTGAAATTGATAATCGTAGAGATTTAACAGAGTCTGAAAATAAAGACATTTCTGATTTGGTCTCCAAACTTAACAATTCTCCTGTTGATAATCAATGGATATTAGACACTACAGAAAAGTGGTGTCGTGATCGTGCAATTTATCTTGCATTGATGGAATCTATTCATATCGCTGATGGTGAGGATGAAAAGAAAGGCAGAGATGCTATTCCACATATTCTTTCAGATGCTCTTTCGGTGTCTTTTGATAATAATATTGGACACGACTATCTTCAAAATTATGAAGATCGCTATGAGTATTATCACCGCAAAGAAGACAAGATTGAGTTTGATTTAGAGTGTTTTAATAAGATTACTAAAGGTGGTGTTCCCAATAAAACTCTTAATATTTGTTTAGCTGGAACCGGAGCTGGAAAAAGTTTGTTTATGTGCCATTTTGCATCATCTGTTCTCCTTCAAGGTAAAAATGTTCTTTACATTACTCTTGAAATGGCAGAAGAAAAAATTGCTGAACGAATTGATGCAAATCTTCTCAATGTTCCTATTCAACAGTTAGTTGATTTACCTCGCCAAATGTTTGAGAAAAAAATTAATAGTATTTCTAAAAAGACACAAGGAAAATTAATCATTAAAGAGTATCCAACTGCTTCTGCTCATAGTGGGCATTTTAGGGCACTATTGAATGAACTTGCTCTTAAAAAGTCCTTCAGACCTGATATTATTTTTATCGATTACCTTAATATCTGTTCTTCTTCAAGATTTAAGGGAGGTAATAATATTAATTCTTATACATTAGTAAAATCAATTGCGGAAGAACTTCGTGGTCTTGCTGTAGAGTTTAATGTTCCTATTTTTAGTGCAACACAAACTACAAGAAGTGGATTTGGATCTTCTGATCCAGAATTAACTGATACTTCAGAATCCTTTGGTTTGCCTGCAACTGCTGACCTTATGTTTGCACTTATCAGTACGGAGGAACTTGAAGATCTTGGTCAAATTATGGTTAAGCAACTTAAGAATAGATATAATGATCCAACAGTCTTTAAAAGGTTTGTTGTTGGAATTGATAGATCCAAGATGAGACTTTATGATGTTGAACAGTCAGCACAAAAAGACATAGTTGACAGCGGGCAAGATTATCAGTATAATAATAAAGAAGAAAAAACATCACTTAAGAAAAAATTCGAGGGATTTAACTTTTAATGGAAACTGCAAAACACGTTAATTTTAATAAGTACGCTGAATTCGTAGATGCCGTAACTTCTGATGCATCTAAAGATTTTGGATCTTTTTCAGATCGTCTAGTTGCTCTTGATGAAAAGGGTGCAAATATTGAACGCCTTTTGACTGCATCTGTAGGCATTAGTGCTGAAGGTGGGGAATTTATGGAAATTGTTAAGAAAATGATTTTTCAAGGTAAACCTTTTAATGATGATAATAAAGATCACTTGATTACCGAACTTGGAGACATTATGTGGTATGTGGCTCAAGCTTGTATTGCACTTGATGTAACTCTCGATGATGTGGTTGCTCGTAATGTTCAAAAACTTCTGAAGCGATATCCTGAAGGAGCATTTGATGTTTATTTTTCCGAAAATCGTGCATCTAATGATAGATGATTAAAAAAATAAATTAGTTTAGTATGAATATCTAGACCTACTATAGGTCTTATGGGGATATAGCTCAGTTGGTAGAGCGCGGTCTTTGCAAGGCTGATGTCAGGAGTTCGAGTCTCCTTATCTCCATTGCTCAAGTGGCGGAATTGGTAGACGCGCAGGGTTTAGGTTCCTGTAGAAATATCTGTGGAGGTTCAAGTCCTCTCTTGAGCATTCTAAATAATTAAAAAGTTTTATGGCTACCTTAAGAACTACTAGTGCTGGCCAACTTGCAAAATACGTTGGCGCAACCATAGAAACCATATCTAATTCAATGTTGAAGGGAGGTCCTGTATATAGAAGTGGAAGTGTTCCCAGTACTGTATATGTTTTAAATAATCAGGAAAATAAAGATACTTTGAATCAGTTTATACAATTGGGTGCTAGTGGAAAGTCTACTCTTGAAAGGCAGTCCTATGAACTGCAACTTGTATGTAGAAATAATAAAGTCATAACAATCGGATCCATTAATAAACCAACTGTTAAAGCTAATTTGGGAGATGTAGCTGAAGGAGTTTTTGCTGCTGCTATTGCTGCTAGATTTGTGTATAAAAATCAGACAATTTCTGCAAGTCAAGTTTATGCAATAATTGCTTCTTTAAGAGCATCTGGGGCATCTACTTATCCTGGAAAAAAAGGACTTCAAGCAGAAGTGATAAGACAATCTCCTAATGCGGGTATTTCCATACAAGACGATGTAAGATTATTTGTTTCTTTAGCAGAATCAAATATGAGATTTTTATTTGATACTGTTGGTAATAGGGGGGCTTTAAATCCATATGTGTTAGCATCTGTAAATTATGCTAACAGTAAAACGGTAAGAGACTGGGCGGAATTAGTATACAATAATCGAAGATATGATAAAATTGAAATAGAATCTGATGGTTTAGGTGGGCAGAGATTTACAAAAGTTGACGTAAGAGTAAAAATTACAAATGATAAGGGACAACTTTTACCAGTAAATATTAATGTCTCATTAAAGGCTGGTGACGTAAAACAATTTGGTCAACTTGGTGGAACAGAATTTTATGATCTTGTTGATTTTTTCAATAAGTTATTTGGTATTGGAAATGAAATAAAACCTTTATCGGACAAATATGAAAAAATGACTAAAGTTGATCATAAGTATAGTGAGGGGTTGCGACTAATATATAAAAAAGCTTATAATATTTTGTCTTCTAAATTGGATATTAAAGCAAAATCAATTCCTTTATTAGATTCTATGGGTAGGGGAATTATATATTATGCAACTCTTAATGAAGAAAATGTTCAATTGGTTCAATTAAATAATAGAGAAGCTAAGGTTTATCAGTTTGAGAATGTTGGTGAAAAAATAAAGGAATATACTTATGATGTTAGATACAATGAGAGTGGAGAAAAATTATTACCGCAAATAGATATTGTTAATAAAACTGATGGTAAGTTATTATTGAGAATTAGGGTTAAAGGTGAAAATAAAACTGATTCTAAAACAGGAAAATCCTACACTTACTATAGGAATTATGTTGAAAAGGGTAATTTTCTTGGTGAGTTAATTGCAAGTTATGTCTAACTTCATAAAAGATCTTATAAAAAACTTCAAAAAAGGAGACTTCAAAGATTTTGCTGCCTATGTGTATACAACACTAGAGGATAAAATTAAATCTTCTAAACAACAATCTATAAAGAATAAATATATTAAGATTAGGCATAGTGTCCTACAATACATTATTGCAAATGAAAAATCAATAATGTTGAGTATTCGTAATAAAAATAAAAAATAAGAATGAAAAGTTTTTTCCAATTTCTCAAAGAAGCATCAGCATCACAACAAGCCCAGCGTCTTGGTCTTGTTGGAGATGGTCACGGTGGATGGTATGATCGTGCAACAGGGGAGTTTGTCGCTAAAACTGAAAAAGGAACTCTAAGATTTTATAATAAGCGTCAAAAAGTTGGCGAAAAAGATCCGTCACAAACAGAAAAAGAAAAAAATATTTCAGATCCAAACTTTAATGATCCAGCACTTCAACAGCAAGTCGCTCCTCAACAAGCACCTGCACCAGAACAACAAGCACAGGAAGCACCACCACAAAATTTCTTACCAGTAGAAAAAACAAAAGGAACTTTAACAATTGCTTTTGGTAGGTTTAATCCTCCACATTTAGGACATTTGCAGTTGATGGATACTGCAGCGGCATCAGCAGAACAAGAAGGGAGTGATTATATGATTGTTCCTTCTCGTAGTCAGGATAAGAAAAAAAATCCTCTAGATGCTGATACAAAGGTTTCTGTGATGCGTCAAATGTTCCCTCAACATAGTGAGAGAATTATGAATGATGCAAATACTAAAACTATATTTGATGTTCTTAAGAGAGCACATAATGATGGTTATACAAACGTAAGAATTGTTGGTGGTG